CCCCCTGGATTCGGCGGCTGCGCAGACTCCCCCCTTGCTTAGTATTCCGCACACTCAATCCAACAAAAATTACGCCCTAACCGCTTCTACCACGGATATTGATATGGACCCTGTTACGAGCACTATAACACCTGTTATAGTGGAAAACTCCAATGAAATCAATGACTTAGACCCTAAGTCTGCGCTCACTTCACCTGAAGAAGTAACAACGAATGCTTCGTTTGTCGTAGGGGGGGTGGGTGCAAAAGTTTCTGGAGGCTTTGAAAACTCCAGTCCTGCAAACCCCCCCGTCAATGATTTGGTTCCATCTGGAAATTGGAAATGACACCTGCTCAAAAAGAGATCTACTTGGTAATTGATGAGTGGTGGAAGAAATTCGGTTTCGGTCCTTCTGTAGATGATGTAATGAGGATGACTGGGGAAAAGGGTAGGGGGAATGTATCTAGGAAGATGAGGGCGTTGATTAAATTGGGTGTCTGTAAGGGAGTACCCAGGCGGGCAAGATCCATACGGCCGTCTTATTTGAGGGTTAGAGAGATTGAATGACGAACAAGTCTTTCAGACTCTAAGCAGTCTGACGGAGGAGCAGTTTGATGCGGTAATTAAGATGATCCCTGAAGGGGAGCGGGAAAGTCTTGTCTTAATGGCCACCGAGTATCAAAAGGCTGTCCAGAGGGAGAAGGGCCAGAAAGACTTTATGGAGTTTGTTCGGGCGATGTGGCCGGGCTTTGTCCACGGGAAACATCATGCCATTATGGCTAAGAAGTTTGAGGAGATCGCCTCTGGGAAGTTAAAGAGGTTGATTATCAATATGCCTCCCCGTCATACAAAGTCTGAGTTTGCCTCCTACCTTTTGCCGGCTTGGTATTTGGGGAGGTTTCCGAATAAGAAAATTATCCAGACTTCTAATACAGCTGAGCTGGCCGTAGGGTTTGGACGGAAAGTTCGTAACCTGGTAGACGGGGAGTCTTATGCCCGGATATTTCCTAATGTGGCCCTAAGGCACGACTCTAAAGCGGCCGGCCGGTGGTCTACGAATAAAGACGGGGAGTATTTCGCTATCGGGGTAGGGGGTACGGTTACCGGTAAGGGTGCTGATCTACTAATCATTGACGATCCCCATTCGGAACAAGAAGCCGCCTTAGCAGCTAATGACCCCGGGATTTACGACAAGGTTTATGAGTGGTACTCCTCTGGACCGAGACAGCGACTTCAGCCGGGCGGGCAGATTGTTATTGTGATGACCCGGTGGGGTAAGAGAGACTTAACTGGGCAAGTAATTAAGGCCGAAGGCCAAAGGGGCGGGGAGGAATGGGAGGTAATTGAGTTCCCAGCCATCCTACCTTCTGGCCAGCCTTTGTGGCCCGAGTTCTGGCCATTAGAGGAATTAGAAGCTCTACGGGCTGAGCTTCCTAACCAAAAGTGGCAGGCCCAATACCAACAAGCCCCGACATCTGAGTCTTCAGCCATTGTGAAAAGGGAGTGGTGGAGAACCTGGGATTCAGACTCCCCGCCTCATTGTGACTTTATCCTCATGGCATGGGATACCGCTTTTGAGAAATCCAACCGGGCCGACTACTCGGCCTGTACGATCTGGGGGGTGTTCTACCACCCAGACGATACTGGGAAAGATCAGGCCAATATCATTCTTTTAAACGCCGTCAGAGACCGGGTGGAGTTCCCAGAGTTAAAGAAAATGGTCTTAGAACAGGCTAAAGAGTGGGAGCCAGACTCAATCATTATTGAGAAAAAAGCCTCTGGAGCTCCTTTGATCTATGAGTTAAGAGCTATGGGCGTCCCGGTTCAAGAGTTTACGCCGGTAAGGGGCAACGATAAGATAACCAGACTTAATGCGGTTTCTGACTTGTTTGCCTCTGGGAGAGTCTGGGCCCCGAATACCAATTGGGCCGAAGAGGTGATTGACGAGGTGGCCTCATTCCCATCTGGAGATCACGATGACTATGTGGATACGGTGTCTTTGGCCCTAATGAGATTTAGAAAAGGCGGATACATAAAGACGCAGCTAGACGAAGATGAAGACTTACCGTCTTTCAGAAGAAAGATGGTCTATTACTAAGGATGAATTATGGCCATTGATAAAGCCTTGTACGAAGCCCCGGTTGGAATTGAAGAACTAGCCGCCCAGGAAGCTCCAGAAATTGAGATTGAAATCGAAGATCCAGAAGCCGTCCGGGTCGGAATCGATGGCCAGACAATTATTGAGCTAGAAAAAGAAGACATTCAAGGCGACTTTAACGCCAATCTGGCTGAGATCTTAGATGAAGGTGTTCTAACAACTTTAGCCGATGAGCTATTGGGAGACTTTCAATCTGATCTGGACGCTAGAAAAGATTGGATGCAGACCTATGTTGATGGGTTAGAGCTCTTGGGGATGAAGATCGAAGACCGCACAGAACCCTGGCCTGGGGCTTGCGGTGTCTATCACCCTCTTTTATCAGAAGCCCTGGTGAAGTTTCAGTCCGAAACCATCATGGAAACATTCCCCGCCCAGGGTCCGGTAAAGACTCAGATTATTGGGAAGGAAACCCCGGAGAAGCGGGAAGCAGCAATGCGGGTCCAGCAGGACATGAACTACCAGCTTACGGAAAAAATGCCCGAGTACCGGCCCGAGCACGAAAGAATGCTCTGGGGTTTGGGTCTGGCAGGTAACGCATTTAAAAAGGTTTACTACGATCCAAGCCTTGAGCGGCAGGTCGCCATCTTTGTCCCGGCCGAAGACATCGTGGTCCCTTACGGGGCATCAAGTCTTCTTACCTCAGAGCGTGTTACCCATGTAATGAGGAAGACAGAGAACGAGTTAAAGAAACTTCAAGTGGCAGGTTTTTACCGGGATGTTGAATTAGACGATCCGGTCGATACCTTTGATGAAGTAGAAAAGAAAATTGCCGAGAAGATGGGTTTCAGGGCAACGACAGATAATCGATTCAAGATCCTGGAGATGCACATCAACCTAGATCTTGAGGGATTTGAAGATGTTGACGAAGACGGAGAGCCAACCGGCATCGCCCTGCCGTATGTAGTAACGATTGAAAAGGGCACTCAGACCATATTATCTATAAGAAGAAACTGGAACCCAGAAGATGACCTTAAAGCCAAACGCAATCATTTCGTTCACTACGGATACGTTCCGGGTTTTGGTTTCTATTGCTTTGGGCTTATCCATCTTATTGGCGCTTTTGCTAAGTCTGGCACTAGCCTTATTCGGCAACTTGTTGACGCAGGTACTCTGTCTAATCTGCCCGGCGGATTTAAAACCAAAGGCCTCCGCATTAAAGGTGACGATACCCCGATTGCGCCAGCCGAGTTCCGAGATGTCGATGTCTCATCTGGATCGATCAAAGACAACATTATGACCTTGCCATACAAGGAGCCAAGCCAAGTCTTGGCCGCCTTGATGGATAAGATTATTGACGAAGGCCGCCGCTTTGCCTCGGCAGCAGATCTCAAGATCTCGGATATGTCAGCCCAATCCCCCGTGGGAACAACGCTGGCAATCCTAGAGCGCACACTAAAGATTATGTCGGCCGTCCAGGCCCGTATTCATTACGCAATGCGGCAGGAGTTCAAGCTCCTAAAAGACATTATTCGGGACTACACCCCGCCTGATTATTCTTATGAGCCAGAAGACGGAACACGCCGGGCCAAGCAATCAGACTATGACCAGGTAGACGTTATTCCGGTCTCCGATCCTAATGCGGCAACCATGTCGCAAAAGGTGGTGCAGTACCAGGCCGTGTTACAGCTGGCTCAAAGTGCCCCGCAGCTCTATGACCTGGCCCAGTTACATCGACAAATGCTCGATGTCTTAGGAATTAAAAACGCCTCCAAGCTAGTAAAGCTGGAAGACGACAACAAGCCCAAAGATCCTGTATCCGAGAACATGGATGTGGTTCGGATGAAACCTTTGAAAGCATTCGCCTACCAGGATCACCAGGCACATATCACTACTCACATGGCATTTATGCAAGACCCAATGACCGCCCAGATGATTGGCCAGAATCCGTTGGCACAACAGATGATGGCTGCCCTCCAGGCGCACATAGCAGAGCACTACGCATTCCAATACCGGAACATGATCGAGCAGCAAGTTGGCGCACCCCTACCCTCGCCAGACTCTGAAGATCAGTTACCTGAGGAATTTGAAACTGCGCTGTCCCGGATGGTCTCTCAGGCCGCCCAACAGCTCTTACAACAAAACCAGGTTAACGCTGCACAACAGCAAGCCGCACAACAAGCCCAAGATCCGATCTTACAAATGCAGATGCAAGAGCTTCAGATCAAACAAGCTGAAGTCCAACGCAAGATGCAAAAAGATCAGATTGATTCCCAGCTCAAGCTGCAACAACAGCAGATTGAAACCCAGCGCATTGCTTCACAAGAGCGCATTGCTATGGAAGGAATCCAATCCAAAGAAGAGATTGAGGGTATGAAACTTGGCCTCGGGGTTGCAAAAGACCAAGAGGAAAGGGCCTCGAAAGAGGAAATCGAAGGGATGCGAATGGGCATCCAGATAGCACAATCACAACAAAAGAAAGGAAATGAATGAGCAAAGACCTACTCGTCTATCTCTCAAAAAAGTTAGCCGAGGAAATGCAGGTGATTGAAAAAGACATGGCAATGGGGACCGCCAAGGATTATCCCGACTACCGCTATGCGGCAGGGATTTACCGGGGCTTACTTGTAGCCAACAACATACTCATAGAGACATCAGAAAGGATGGAAAAAGACGATGAGTGAACTCGCCATCGCTACAGAAGACGGAGAAGTAAGTACCCTTCCCGACACAGCTGAGCGCAAAGCCAAGCAGTTACCAGACCCGTCCGGGTATCGGATTCTCTGCGCAATACCAGAGATTGAAGAGACCTACGACAGCGGGATTCTCAAATCAGATATGACTTTGCAACATGAGGAGCTACTAACCACGGTGCTGTTTGTCGTGAAAATAGGCCCGGATTGTTACAAAGACCCAGCACGTTTTCCAAGTGGCCCTTGGTGTAAAGAGGGAGATTTCATCTTGGTGCGTCCACACGCCGGAACCAGGCTCAAGATTCATGGCCGAGAGTTTCGGATCATCAACGATGATTCTGTCGAGGGTGTAGTTGAAGACCCCCGTGGAATCAGCCGCAAATAGGGAGTGATCATGCCGTTACCAAAAGAAGCAGAAGTTATGAACGACAAATTGGAAATTGAGATCGAAGGCGCTGAACAGGTCAAGATCGAGGTCCAAGACGACACCCCCGAAGAAGATCGTGGACGAGAGCCATTACCCGAAGATATTGTCAAAGAGCTCGAGGCTGATGAGCTTGAGGACTACTCGGAAAAGGTAAAAACCCGCCTAAAGCAGATGAAAAAGGTCTGGCACGATGAGCGCCGGGCAAAAGAAGCTGCCTTACGGGAGCAACAGGAAGCACTCCGACTGGCCCAACAGGCCATAGAGGAGAACAAAAAACTCAAAGCCAAGGTCTCTTATTCCGAGACAGCCCTGGTCTCCTCCTACAAAGAGGCAGCCCAGCGCCAGCTCGATGAGGCCAAGCGAGAGTACAAAGAAGCCTATGACTCCGGGGATTCTGACCGGGTAGTGGAGGCCCAGGAGAAGCTCACCGCAGCCAAGATGCGGTCCGAGCAAGCCCAGAGGTTTAAGCCTACCCCTTTACAGGCCAAGGAAACTGATGTAAATATCGACCAGCAGGCACAAGTACAAAAACCTGACGGCAAGGCGATTGCGTGGCAAGAGCGCAATCAATGGTTCGGACCGAATCGCTTGATGACAGGGATGGCCTTGGCCTTGCATGAAGAATTGGTTGAAAAGCATGGGCAAGCCTATGCAACCACCGATGAATACTACGAGCGCATCGACAAAACCATGCGCCAGAGATTCCCGGAGGAATTTCCCAATGAAACGCAGACCGGGGGCGGCAAGCCCAGTCAGCGCACAGAAAACAAACCTGCCACCGTAGTCGCTCCGGCGTCACGCAGCACCGCCCCCAAAAAAGTGGTGTTGAAACAGTCGCAGATTGCCCTGGCAAAAAAGCTGGGTTTAACACCTGAGCAATATGCTCGGGAATATGCAAAGACAATGGAGAACTAACATGGCTGAAAATAGACTTGCTCGCACAATTGAGACCCGTGAACAACAGGAACGCCCCAAAGCATGGCAGCGTCCCGAAACATTGCCGCAGCCCGATAAGCAGCCGGGTTACGCATATCGCTGGGTCAGGGTTTCTATGCTTAATCAGGCTGACGCCAAGAACATCTCGGCCAAATTCCGGGAGGGCTGGGAGCCAGTCAGGATTGAGGAGCAGCCCCAATTTAAGATGCTAGTTGACCCCAACAGTCGATTCAAAGACAACATTGAGGTCGCAGGTTTGTTGCTCTGCAAAATGCCTGAGGAGTTTGTGAAACAGCGTAGTGCTTTCTACGCCAAGGCCACAAAAGACAATATGGATGCTGTGGACAACAATTTTTTAAGAGAGAACGATCCGAGGATGCCGCTGTTCTCAGAACGCAAGTCTTCGACATCGTTTGGTAAAGGACGATAACTTTTTTAGAGGTTAAAAATGGCATATCCCACCGTATCAGCCCCTTACGGGCTAATCCCGATCAATTTGGTCGGCGGTCAGGTATTTGCCGGTGCTACTCGCCAGATTCCTATTGCTTCTGGTTCCGCAACCGCCATTTTCTTTGGTGATGTTGTTGAGCTGAACAATAACGGCACTCTGTCGAAAGAAACCGGCACTGCCGTGGCCACACCTGTTGGCGTATTCCTTGGTTGCACCTATACGGATCCGACCTATGGAACTACGTTCCGTCAGTACTACCCTGGCAATGTAAGCGTGGATGACATCTATGCTTATGTTCAGGACAACCCCACCACTCTGTTTAAGGTAGCCGTTTGTACCGCTGGCAGCGCCACGATTAACGCAGTTTCTCGTGCAGCTGTTGGTGAGAACACAGCCCTTGTCCAGAATGCTGGAAACACCACTACTGGTAACTCGAAAGTAGCCGTTTCGGTTACGACCGCCACTGACTCGACCCTCCCGGTCCGTGTCATTGATGTTGTGTCCGAGACTGCAAACTCCCTGGGTTCTTACACGGAAGTAATCGTGAAATGGAACGCCGGTATGCACCAGTATGACAACCCGACTGGCGTATAAGGAGATTGACAAATGGCTATTTCTCGTGCCCAACTACTGAAAGAGCTGCTCCCCGGCCTGAACGCCCTGTTCGGCATGGAGTACGCACGTTACGGCGAAGAACACAAGGAAGTTTTCGAGACCGAGAGCTCCGAGCGTTCATTCGAGGAAGAAACAAAACTGTCTGGTTTCTCAGCCGCACCGGTCAAAAACGAGGGCTCTGCCATCGCTTATGACAACGGCCAGGAAGCCTGGACGGCTCGCTATACGCACGAAACCATTGCCCTGGGTTTCTCGCTGACGGAAGAGGCAATTGAGGACAACCTCTATGACTCCCTGTCCAGCCGGTACACCAAGGCCCTGGCCCGTGCTATGGCTTATACCAAACAGGTCAAGGCAGCATCGATCCTGAACAACGGCTTCGACTCCGATTATACCGGCGGCGATGGCGTTGAGCTCTTCTCGACTGCTCACCCCCTGATCTCTGGTGGCGTTAACTCCAACACTCCGTCTACGGCAGCTGACCTGAATGAGACCTCCCTTGAGGCGGCCGTTATTCAGATCGCTGGCTGGACGGATGAGCGTGGCCTGCTGATCGCAGCCAAGCCCCGCAAGCTGGTTGTTCCGCCTGCCCTGATGTTCGTGGCCACCCGTATCCTGGAGACTGAACTCCGGGTCGCTACGGCTGACAACGACATTAACGCCCTGAAGAGCAACGGTTCGATCCCGGAAGGTTACACAGTTAACCACTTCCTGACCGACACCGATGCTTGGTTCCTGACGACTGACGTACCCAACGGTCTGAAGCACTTTGTTCGTACCCCGATGGCAACATCGATGGACGGCGACTTCGACACCGGTAACGTCCGTTACAAGGCCCGTGAGCGTTATAGCTTTGGCTGGTCGGACCCCCTCGGGGTGTTTGGCTCTCCCGGAGCTGCCTAAACGGCTAAGGAAAGGGAAGGGAGAAATCTCTTCCCTTTTTTCTTGGTTGGTTTATGATTGATCAAGCCTAGGATTTATTACCTGTATCGACTGGCCTAGCAGACGTAGTAGAGACGATACGGGGATGTGCTACTACACGAAAGGAAGCCAAAAATGGCTCAAACGACCTTTTCCGGTCCAGTCAAATCGGACAACGGATTCATCGGCGGTACTTCTTCTGATCCCATTTCAGTAACGACTGCCCAGAACATTTCCAGCTTTTATGCAACCTCCTCGGCTACGACTGGCGATACCCGCCTGAACTACAGCCGCCTGGACATTACTTCGACTGGATCTGGCGAGACTCTTCGGGCATTTACCCGTGTTTCTGGTGCTAATGCAGCTACCGGCGGCACTGTAAACGGCGCTCATATTTCTCTGTCGGTTAACTCTGGCGGAACAATCTCCGGTGCAGCTAACGCCCTGCGTGTCACCCTCGGTGCTGCGGCTGGTGTTTCTACCGGCGGTACGGTTGCAGCTTTGCAAGTGGACTCAGACCTGAACAATACGGCTACCGTCCCGGCATCTGCTTCGTTCATCCGTGTGACTAATACCAATACGACCAAACTGTCTAACCTGTTTAACCTCCCCGCTCCTGCGGTAGGTGGCGTGTTGGCAGCGGTTGTTGGTACTCCGACTCAGACGCACACCATTAAGTGCGTTGGTAGCAACGGGACCAACTACTACATCATGGTCAGCACCACGGCTTAAATGGAGATCACTAAAGAGTATTTGCTCTCAGAGATCAAAAACATGGAAAAGCAACGAGACCACGCACATGATGTGGCCGTTGCTGCCCAAGCGGCGATTGATGTGTTGCAAAGTTTAATAGTGAGAATGGAGATCCCGGAGCCTGATGCAATTAAGTTATCAGACTTAGGACTTCCAAATCCAGAACCGATAACGGAGAGCCAAAATGCCATCAATGCAGTATGACGTTAAATCGCAATATGCGACTGCGTCTGGCCTAATCATCCCGTACCGCACTCGACTCAAAGCATTTTTGTTTGGGTCGGCTACAACTAGTGCTGGTATCGTGGGGATGTATGACGACAATTCAATATCTGGGACGTATACCCGTTCAACAACAACCGCCACTGTAACTGCTCAAAATCACGGTCTGGTTGTTGGTGAATACACGTTCATAGATTGGTCAGGCGGCACAAACCCAGCAGACAACTTTTATCGAGTTGTTACAGTGGCCGATGCAAACACATTTACCGTAACCGTAGCAGACGCTGGAGATCCTTCTGGTAATGCTCTGGTTTATAACGATGTAATGGTAATCAGCAAAGTTACCACGGCAAACGACGTTTTTAATATTATTCCTGGCGAGGGCATCCTTGCACGGAAAGGTATCCGGATTTATCTGGAAAACAGTGTTACCGCAACCATCTACTACGGATAAAAATGAACCGAGAACAATCCTACGATCTAGCTGGCAGCAAGGTCTTCATTGGCCTGCCCGCTTACGACTTTAAGATAAGCGTAAAGCTAGCCATTTCGTTAGCAGAGTTCTGTGTCAAGGCACAGGCACACGGAGTAGCAGTCCAGCTGGCTAACATATCTGGATGCTCCGTGGTGTCTCGTGTCCGTAATAGCATTGCCAAATTGTTCTTGGAATCCAACTGTGACCACCTGCTTATGGTGGACTCAGATATGGTCATTAACGCTGACGATATCTTCCGGCTCCTGGCATTTAATAAGACCCGTCCGATTGTGGCCGGTGTTGGATGCGCCAGGAAAAAGGAGAAGGTTTACTTCTCCATGCTGGACCAAGACGAAGACGGAAACATAATGATGGATTCGATGGGCCTTGTCCGAGCCAAGCGGGTTGGAACCGGGTTCATTATGATCCAGCGGGCTGTATTTGAGACTCTGAAAGAAAAACATCCAGAGTGGAAATACTACGATCAGAACCACGATTGCGACATGTATGCCTACTTTGACTTCCTGTTAAATCAAGAAGAAGGCTACATGGGTGAGGACTTTGTGTTCTGTGAGCGGGCAAAACAGGCTGGATTTACCGTCTGGATTGACCCAACAATCAAGCTTGGTCACATGGGAGTGCATGAGTTTGAGGGGAACTTTGGAGAGGATTATCTCTACCCCCGTCTGCGTCCCATTGATGAGAAAAAAGAGGCAGCGTAATGGCTAAGGCTAAGGGCATGGGCATAGCAACTTCGGTGAAGTCGGGTAACTTCCGCCCCACCAAGCAGGGTGCTGGCATGACCGCCAAGGGAGTTGCCGCATATCGCCGGGCTAATCCTGGCTCAAAGTTAAAGACTGCGGTTACATCTGATAACCCCGGCCCTAAAGATGCAGCTCGGCGTAAATCGTTTTGCGCACGGTCTGCCGGTCAAATGAAGATGTATCCAGAAGCCGCTAAAGATCCTAACAGCCGTATTCGTCAGGCTAGAAAGCGGTGGAAGTGTTAAATGGAGATGATGCTGTGGAACATGGTATTGACGGCGCTACTGGGTGTCTTGGCCTATGTTGGGCATGAGAAATCCTCAGAGATTCAGCGCCTCAGTATCCTCTTAAACAAAACACGCGAGGAGGTGGCCCGTGATAACGTCACTCAAGCAGAAATTGACAAACTTGTGGAA